CAGGTTCTGTGTTATCTTTAACGGGAGTTAGTGCCACTGGTGCTACTGGTGAAGAACAAGTTTATAGCTTAATTGAACCCACTCAAGAAGCTAATTGGATTGAAAGGGCAGCATAATGGCGACATATGTTAATAATCTTAGATTAAAAGAGATAGGTACTGGTGATGAATCGGGTACATGGGGTACATCGACAAACACAAACCTTGAACTTATTGGTGAAGCATTAGGTTTTGGTACAGAGGCTATAACAACCAATGCTGATACTCATACAACTACAATAGCAGATGGATCTTCGGATGCCGGTAGAGCGATGTTTTTAAAATACACGGGAACACTTGATTCTTCGTGTACAATAACTATAGGTCCAAACACACTTAAACGATTTCACATTATTGAAAATGCAACGAGTGGATCACAAAATATTGTAATTAGTCAAGGTAGTGGAGCTAATATTACTATTGGACCTGGAGATGCTAAAGCAGTTTATCTTGATGGTGCAGGTTCTGGTGCAGCGGTTGTTGATGCTTTTGTAGATTTGGATTTATCTGGTGGTTCTGTAAATGTTAGCACAGTGAAGACAAACTCTGGTGATATGACATTTGATTCTGCTGGAGATATTATACTTGATGCAGACGGGGCTGACGTTATCATTAAAGACGCTGGAACAGCTATCGCTACTCATACAAACTCATCAAGTGACTATGTTATCAAAACTAATGTTAACGACAAAGACTTTATAATAAAAGGCGTAGATAATAGTAGCGAAATAACTGCATTAACTATAGATATGTCTGGTGCGGGAGCAGCTACATTTAATAATGATGTTACTGCGTTCTCTGACAAAAGATTAAAAACTGACATTGAACCAATAACAAATGCTTTGACAAAAGTTATGCAGATGCAAGGTGTTTATTACAAAAGAAACGATGTAGAAGATGCTAGAGAGCAAGTTGGTGTTTTAGCACAAGACATGGAAGCAGTTTTACCAGAAGTTGTTCTTACGGCAGACGATGATATGCAAACAAAGTCAGTAGATTATGGTAAAATATGTTCTGTTCTTATTGAAGCCATAAAAGAATTAAAAAATGAAATAGAAGAATTAAAGGCAAAATAAATGGCAATACCTAGCTCTGGACAATCTGTATCTTTCTCTGCATTGAGAACTGAATTTGTAGGTGGTTCTAGTGCAATTAATCTTGGTTCTCTTTATAGAGGCGGCTCTAACATAAGAAAAAAAGCTGGAAACAGTCAAGCCGTAAATCTTGCAGCAAGTTTGCCTACAGCAGGTGCTTTGGATGTAAGTGATTTTTATGACCAAGGTAAAGGTTTTAGATTTACTTTTGCTACTGGAAGTATAACTGAACCAAATGCTAGTGCATTATTTGGTGACGATTATGCAGTAGATTATCCAAAAGATATTTTAGTTCCAAGTGGAACAACATTAGGTGCAGATGATACGGCAGAGTATGGTCTTGAAATAGATTCAGGTGGTGACGGCACTATTACTATTACAAATAATGGCACTATTATTGGAGCAGGTGGAGCAGGTGGAGCCGCAGGTTCAGCCGCTTCGGCAGGTGGTAATGGTGCAGCAGGTGGTGAT